GTCACCTATCATGTGCGGCGGGATTCTGAAAATGCGGGCGATCTCGTCAATCTGGAACTTCCTCGTCTCAAGAAACTGCGCCTGCTCCGGTGAAATAGAGATCGGCGTGTATTTCATGCCTTCCTCGAGGACGGCCACCTTGTTGGAGTTTGCGGAGCCGCCGAACGCTGAGTTCCACGATTCGCGGACGCGCTCTGGGTCTTTCACCACGCCGGGATGCTCCAGAATGCCGCCGGGCGTCGCACCGTTGGCGAAGAATTTCGCGCCGTACTCCTCGCAGGCAATCGCCATGCCGATGCTGTTCTTGGCCATCGCAATCGGCGAATAACCAACTAAGCCGTCGAAGCCCAAACCGGGAATGTGAAGCACGTCGAGGGGAGAAAGTCTCACGACGGAGCCCTTCATGGTGTGCGCCTCGTCGGTCGAGGTCTGGTACTCGTAGTAGAGCTGCCCGTTCTCGTCGCGGTCGACCGTCATGCGGTTCGGCATCAGCGGGTACAGCGCCACGACGTCGCCCTTGCCGTTGCGGATGATCTGCGCATAGGCATTGCCCCAGAGGAGCAGGTGCGTCATGAGCGTCTCCCGAAAGACGAACGACGTCATTTCCGGGTTAGGTTCGTCGTGCAGCAGTGTATAAAGCGGATGGTCGAGCGCCTTTTCTTTGCTGCCGTTCTCCGTATATCTGTAGAGGTGGAGCGGCAGGCCCGCGATTGCCTCGGAGAGTATCCGTACGCAGGAGTAGACCGCCGTGATCTGCATGGCGGATCGTTCCGTCACAGCCTTGCCGCTGGTTGTTCCTCCGAAGAAGAAGCGGTAGCTACTCCCGGCAGTTGAATCCTTGGGAGCGTCACGTCCACGAAACCATCTGTTGAATATGCTCATATCAAGTCCTCCATACTGTTAAGGGCCTCCCGCAGAAGCAGGAAGCCCATGATTGCAATAAAGATCATTCATTTGTCCTCGTTCCTGAAACAGCTCTGTTCGCCGGTTTCCGGGAAATTTACGCATGCAAAATTGCCAAAATAAAAGCGAGCAGCCTTGTCATAGGCTCTCGCTGCGTCCTCGGCGTTATCAAAATAGCCGAGATGCTTTGTCTTGTTGTGAATGCTGATATACGCCCTAAATTTTCCTCTGTCCTTTCGGAATCCCACGCCTTTGAATCCCGATGTATTGTGCTTTGGCAGGCACATGTTCCGCTGGTTATTGATTTCCGATGCCAGCCGCAGATTGTCTTTGCGGTTGTCCGCCGGATCACCGTTGATATGGTCAACGTAGAAGCCCGGCGGTGGATTTATAAGCATTCTTGAAAAACGGGTAGTCCGTTTATGAATCTTCGTCACCGGGTAGCCATAGGCGTCTATCAGCCAGTTGTGCTGAAGAAGCAGCGGCAGTGCCTGAATGTCACAGATAAAAGAAGCTCCGTCTGGTCCGATGCAATATCGGAGGTGATCGTCCTCCAAAGCTATGTCCCTGTCTATTACAGTATTCAAATTCATCACCTTCATTATTCAAATAAACAGGATGCCTCTCGAGTCGTAGACGCTCTCACTGTTGTCATTTCCAAGGCGTATGGCACGATCCAGCGCCATGATCGTTGCGATCACTCCGTCTATTTTTTCTGACGACTTTTCCTTATCCGCTTTGATGTTCCCCGCCGGATCGGTGCGAATAAAGACGTTATCCATCATCCACCTGAGAACAGGATGGCCGCCGTGGGCTATTCTCTTTTCGAGTGTCAGCTTCATCAGTTCCTTTGTAGGGCTATTCATGTCACGAAAGCCCTGTCCGAACGGCACGACGGTGAAGCCCATGCCCTCAAGGTTCTGCACCATCTGAACGGCTCCCCAGCGGTCGAAAGCGATCTCTCGGATGTTGAACCGTTCGCCTAAGTTCTCAATGAACTTCTCGATATAGCCGTAGTGGATGACGTTGCCCTCGGTGGTTTCGAGTACGCCTTGTTTCTGCCAGAGGTCGTAGGGAACATGGTCGCGTCGGACACGAAGATCCAAGGTTTCTTCCGGCACCCAGAAATACGGAAGAACCATGTACTTGTCGTCCTCATCCAATGGCGGGAATACCAGCACGAAAGCCGTGATATCGGTTGTGGATGAGAGGTCGAGTCCGCCGTAGCAGACGCGGCCTTCGAGGTCGTCCTCGTTGACCGGGAAGGCGCAGGCGTCCCATTTGTCCATCGGCATCCATCTGACCGACTGTTTCACCCATTGGTTGAGGCGGAGCTGCCGGAAGGCGTTCTCCTCGCCGGGATTCTGCTTCGCCGACTCGCATGCGGCTTTCACCTTGTCGATGCCGACCGTAATGCCAAGCGACGGATTCGCTTTCTTCCACACCTTCGGGTCGGTCCAGTCCTCGGATTCGTCAGCGCCGAAGATGACAGGGTAAAAGGTCGGGTCATGCTTGCGCCCGTTCATGATGTCGAGCGCCTTCTGATGCTGCTCATAGCAGATGCTGTTCGTATCGTTTCCGGCGGTCGTAATCAGGAAGAACAGCGGCTGCATCCTCGCGTCGCCGCTGCCCTTGGTCATGACATCAAACAGCTTCCGGTTCGGCTGCGTGTGCAGCTCATCGAAGATCACGCCATGCGTATTGAAACCGTGCTTGTTTGCCACGTCGGCGGACAGCACCTGGTAGAAGCTGTGCGTGGGGAGGTATTCGAGCCGCTTCTGCGATTCGAGTATCTTCACGCGCTTGCTGAGCGCCGGGCAGAACCGCACCATGTCGACCGCCACGTCAAAGACGATCTTTGCCTGATTCCGATCAGCGGCACAGCCGTACACCTCGGCGCGTTCCTCGTTGTCGCCGCAGGTGAGCAGCAGCGCGATGGCCGCGGCAAGCTCCGACTTGCCTTGCTTCTTCGGGATCTCCACGTAGGCGGTGTTGAACTGCCGGTATCCGTTCTCTTTTATCACGCCGAACAGGTCGCGGACGATCTGCTCCTGCCAATCAATCAGCTCGAACGGTTTTCCTGCCCAGGTGCCTTTTGTGTGGCAGAGCTGTTCGATGAACAGGCAGGCGTAGTCGGCGAGGTTCTCGTCGTAATGGGAGGTCTTCTCCATGAACCGCGTGACCTTGTAATGTTTCAGTTTCCGTACTGCCAATGGAAAATCACTCCCTTCGTGGCATAAAAATAACCGCATCACTGCGGCTTCTATCAGTACGAGAACAAGAGCCGTTCTCAGGCTCTGCTTTCGGAATATTCAAATTCAGGTTGATGCTTAGTTGTACTGCTTCATGAGAACCGCGTAGGCGAGCTGTGAAGGCTCGTCCTTGGGCTCGATGTCCCAGCCGCGATCGTAGTTCAGTGTGACCTTGCCGTCGACGCGAAGCTCCATCTTGGAAATGCGTCCGCCATCGATTCCGTAGTCCTCGGAAGGTTCCGGGTAATGCTTCACCCAATATTTAACGACCGTGCCGTCAATCAATAAGCTGCCGTTTGTCCACATAGTTAAGCCTCCTCGCTGATGATGAATTCGATGCCGTTCTTGCGTTCCGGCTCCTTGCTGCCGAAGCGGTGGTCATCGGCTCTGGTCACCGTCTTGAGTCCGTTCATCCGGCAGCCGAGGTTTGTCAGCCCGTAGATGCCGTCCATCAGGCCGGTGCTCTGGTCGGTTATCACAATCGTCTTGATTCCGGCGTTCCGGAGCGTTTCAACGAAGTCGGCCAGCTCGTAGTCCCAGGGCAGGTCGTCTGCCTCGAAGGCGTCCGCGCCGTTCCGCAGGCTGCGGTCGTAGAGGACCAGCGCCTTGTTCTGCCCGGCGGTGAAGGGGTATGGGAATTCCTCCTTTTCGCGCTTGTCGAAGGCCTTGACGCCGTCCCAGTTATCCGCGGCGATCATCGCGTCGCATTCCTTTTCGCGGATGGCCTGCGCCTCGTTGTAGGCGATTGCCGTGTCTCTCATCTGTTCGAAGTATGTGTTCTTTTCCATCGTGTGTTCCTCCTGATTTTCGCTTTTTTTCTGTGCCTTTCGGCATGTATATACATCACTCTTTCGAGGGAATATAGCAAGTCAATTCGGCCGATAAATTGATAAATTTCTGTGTCTGAAAATCAGGATTCCTGCGTTTCGCCGGTCATGATGAAATGCACATATTCGCGGCGGTGATCCTCAATGTAGAGGACTAATTCGTAGTATCCGGAATCGAACGCCAGCCGCTGAACCTCGAGAATCGATAGCATATTGACCTTGCCCGTATCTCGGATGGCCATAATCTGTTCGCGCACCTTTTCGTCCATCTCAGTCCACCACCTTCCGCACAATGTCCTCACCGTAGATCACGTTCAGGCCCGAGCCGTTGTCCCAGTGAACCAGAAGGGAGCCGCTATCGTCCACGCCATAAACCGTGCCTTTCGTTCCTATCGGCGGAGCCTGAATGTCGTCCATTTGGACGAGCTCCACGCGCGTTCCGTTCGGGTAGGTCTTACGCAGTTGCTCGAGCTGTTCTGGCCTGATTATCCTCATGCCTGCACCCCCTCGTTCTCTGTGGTTTCTGCGGTGGCTTCTTTCTTGGGAGCGCCGTTCTTCCAGCTTGAGTTGCCCTCGAGATTCTGGAGCAGAATCTTGCGTTCCTGCTTGTACTCGCTGCCGATGAAGCCGAGTCTCAGCAGGAAGCAGCGGAATGCGTACTTCTCGTTGGTGACCGGCGTTTCGGTCGAGCTTGCCCGTTTCAGTTCCTTCGAGAGCTTGCAGAGCTGTGCGATGAACTCGGTGTAAGCTTTCACCTCGTCCGGTTCCGGCGTCTCCGAGAACCATGGGAATGCGATGCGGTCTTCCTTAATTTCAAACCGCAGGTCGTCGATGCCAAGCGCCTTCTTGATGAGTGTTCCCTTGGCTTCGAGGATGTTGGTCAGCGTCCCGACCGCCACCTTGTCGAGCGGAAGCTCAACCGTGAGGCCCGTCTTTTCGGTTTCCGGCGCTTCCTCGGCGTCTTCTTCCGGGTTGGCTGCGGTTTCTTCGGCTTCGCTTTCCGCGGGCTCCTGCGGCTCAGGCTCGAATCCCGCGGCGGCGATGGCATCGAGGATCTTCTCGACCTCTTCGGAATCCGCCATGTCGTCGAATTCGAGCGTGCCGTCCTTGGTGACGGTGAAGTAGTCGATCTCGTAGCTGCAGGTCGGCATGAATTTGTATTCTGCCTTGGCTCCGGTGGTGTCGGAGATGACCTTGACCAGTTCTTTTCTCTGTGCTCCTGTTACGTTGTAGTTGATTCGCATTGTGTTTACCTCCTTGGTATGCTTTTGCCCGGAAGGCTCTGTGCCTTTCGGCATGTCTATACATCACTCTGAAGGCCTGTAATAGCAAGCGAATCTGCGATATTTCTCCGGTAGAAAATTAGCCGATTATCATGGCTCGAAACTGTGCTTAATACACAAAGAAATCACTCGCCGTCCGGTAACTCGACTTCCTTCACGAGGTCTGTATACATGAGCTTCTTGCCGTCCCGGACGACATACACATTTTCGGAATCGCCGGTGTCCTCGACGTAGCGGCGGAGGATGACGGAGGCGTATTTCGGATCAAGCTCGCACATATAGCAGGTGCGGTTCAGCTGCTCACATGCCATGAGCGTGGAGCCGGAACCGCCGAAGGTGTCGATCACGATGGCGTTCTCCTGCGTGGAGTTATGGATCGGGTAGCCGAGCAGGTCAAGCGGCTTGCTGGTCGGATGATCCTTGTTGCGCTTGGGCTTGTCGAAGTTCCATATGGTGGTTTCAGCGCGTCCCGCGTACCACGGGTGCTTGCCGTTCTGGAGGAATCCGTAGAGCACGGGCTCATGCTGCCACTGATAATCGGAACGTCCGAGCACGAGGGAGTTCTTCACCCATATACACACGCCTGCGAGATGGAATCCCGCGTCGACGAAGGCACGACGGAAAGTAAGACCTTCTGTATCTGCATGGAAGCAGTAGGCCGCGCCGCCTTTCTCCAAGTGATCCGCCATGTTCTTGAATGCGGAGAGCAGGAAGTTGTAGAATTTCTCGCCCTTGAGACTGTCGTTCTGTATTGTCAGGCCGTCGGAGGCCTTGAAGGAGACGCCATACGGCGGGTCCGTCAGCACGAGGTTCGCGCGCTTGCCGTCCATGAGTGTATCTACATCTTCGGCGCTGGTGGCGTCGCCACACATCAGCCTGTGCCGTCCGACTGTCCAGATGTCGCCGCGCTCCACGAAGGAGGCCTTCTCGAGTGCCGCGGACAGGTCGAAGTCGTCATCCTCGATGTCCTTGTCGGATTCGCCGTTCAGCAGCTTCTCCAGTTCCTTGTCGTCGAAGCCGAGCAGGGAGAGGTCAAAGGCGTTCTCCTGCAGGTCGGCCAGTTCGACGGACAGCATTTCCTCATCCCATCCGGCATTGAGCGCAAGCTGGTTGTCGGCGAGGATGTAGGCGCGTTTCTGTGCGTCCGTCAGATCCTCGGCGAAGACGCAGGGAACGGTCTTGTATCCTTCCTCGCGAGCAGCAGCGATTCTGCCGTGGCCGACGAGGATGTTGTAATCCTGATCGATGACCGCAGGGCTTACGAATCCGAACTCCCGGAGGGAGGAGCGGAGCTGCGCGATCTGTTCCTTACTATGTGTCCGGGCGTTCCGGGCGTAAGGCACCAGCTTGTCGATTGGCACCTGTTCAAGTCTTTGTGTGTTCATTTACATTCCTTTCCGGGCGCGGAGCAATCTCTCCATCACGTCATCCTGCGGATTCGCGCCGCCGTACTCGGCGGAGCAGTTCTCCTTCACGATCTGGAAGATCTCGTCCCACAGGCGGTTCGCCTGATTCATGTAGTTGATGCCGATATTGATGAACGGCGACGGGATCGGCTTGCCAGTCGTCGGATGCTTCGATAAATATCCGAGCTTGGTTGTCATTTCCTCGCACTGAATCCAGCGAGCCGAGCACATCGCGTAGCGTTCCAGCAGCTGCGGCGATACGGCTTTCGCGACGCCGAGCTTGTCGAGCCATTCCCAGGTCTCGCGGTAGATGTCAGCCGCCTCCAGAGTGGAGCCGTCATGCTGACGCGCCGAAAGGAACTCGTGCGGCTCCGGCATGTCCTCGCCCTCGGTGTCCGGGATGTCGAGCACCTCGAGCTTTCTGCCGCCCGGATTCCCGGCCTCGAACTTCTCTTTGACGGCGGTTTTCTTCCGGCCAGCGCCGGGACGTCTGCCGCCGCGACCGCCTGTGTTATTCGATTTTGTTGGCATTTCGTCACCGCCTTTCATGCGCACACGCGCGTAATAGATATAAGGAGCGGGTTATTACCCTTTTGATTTCGCTTTTTTCGCACAGAAAGCCCCGCGCCGTTTTCCGGGAGGCCGTCTCGTAGAGATTTCGACCGCCCCTACCGGTCGCCGCGTTCACGGTGGATCTTCTCGTGACACGACCTGCAGAGGCTCATGAGGTTCGACTCGTCGTTCGTGCCGCCCTCGGAGAGCGGAACGATGTGGTGGACTTCCTCGACCGCAACGTACCGTCCCTGCTTAAGGCACATCTCGCACAAGGGATGCTTGTGGATGTAGCGCGTGCGGATGCGGGTCCAGGCTCGTCCGTAGCGTTTGCCTGTGGAGTAGCCGCGGGTGAACGTCTCGTAGTGCTTCTCCATCAGAGCCTTGTGCTCCGGGCAGTACTGTTCGCCGTCCTCGCAGAGGTTCGGGCATCCGGGATAGCGGCAGGGCCGCTTGGGTTTCATTGGCATAAGCGCCGCCTCCTTTGTTGCATAGAAAAAGCCCTGCGGCGGGATACCCACAAGGCTTGTGTTCAGCCGTCATCCGGCTGTTCTTTATTCTGTTTCGCTGATTATATACTAACATAAATGCCGGGTGGGCATGTTAGGACAAAGCAGGACATTTCGGGCGCATTTCATATAATGATAGGATTCTTCGGTACCGTTACATGCTGCAGGGCGTTGCCGTGCCATCTGCGGATTGTCCGTGCGTCGGCATTCAGCTCGCATCCAATCTGTTCCCATGTCATATTGTGGATGTATCGGTACTTTAGAACCATCCGCTCATCCATGTCGTCGACAGCTCCTATCACATCCCGGATCTGTTCCTTCAGTGAAGACAACATTTCGAGCTCCTTCGATATCTTGTTTTCAAGCTCCCACAGCTTTTCAAGTGACTTCATGAACGGCGCGTCCGTGTTTCTTGTCCCCTGAACACGCTCACGGTCATATCTGATAGATGAAACACTTCCTGCCATCTCACGCAGGTACTTTGCTTCCTCAATATCGGAGGCGATTCTCTGGTCGAGCCTGTAGGACTGTCGTAGATATTCCTTTGCGTTCATTTATTCTTCACCTCCTCACGTAGACGATCAATCAGGTAATTGCCGTCGACCGACGTCAAGCATCCGTACCACTGCGAATGGAAGAACCGCTCCAGTTCAAGCGCGTCCTGCATTGCCGCTTTATTCCGCGGATTTTTCTTAATCTTCCGAAGCACTGTCAGATAATCTCTCGCGGCGGATTTGATGATAGCTATGGCCAGATTCTCATACGGATCACCCATCACATCACAGCTTTCACCGCATCGATCAGCGCCGACTGCGTATCGTTCTTGTCTGATAGAGCTCTCAGTATCTGCCCGTCAATTGTGCCTTTGGTAACGATGTGCT